ATGGTCAGGGTGATGGTTTGCTTGCTCATGGGGTGGTTTCCTCTTGGGTTATCCAGTCGTTTAGGGTGTCGAGTTGGGTTTGGCAGCGGCGCAGTGCGCCCTGCAGGGTGGGGATAAAGGCCACGGCCTCGCCCCAGGTAGTGCCGTTAAATTCAGGTTCCGGGCAGTGGGGCACCAGCCCCGGCGGTGGCAGGCGTTTCACCACTTGGGTGTGCACCACGGCCCTTGGCTGGCTGGAGCAGGCGCAGAGCGCCAACAGGCAGAGGCTCGCGAGCGCAATCCGGGCGGCCCGCCGGCGGTGTGGCCAGGGCGTGTTGCAGGTCATCGGCAGTCTTCCTCTGTTGTTGGTCAAGCTCGGTCAGGGCGGCGTTCTGGTGGGTGAGCAGCTTGCGCAGCCCAATCTCTTCGCGCTGCAGCGTCTTGAACTCGGTGGCCATCTGGTCGTTGGCGCTCTGCAGGGTGGTGATGGTCTCGTTGGCGGTGGCCAGCTCCAGGGTGCGCAGGGTGAGCCGTTCGCCCTGGACATACAGCACAGTGCCAATCACCAGCCCGATAAGGGCCGGCAACAGCCGGATGAACGTGCTCACGCCAGTACCCCGCCGAACTCGGTGAACTTGGCCAGCAGGTCGGCGAGCCGATGCTCGCGCTGGCCATAGCCGGCGCCAGGCAGGCTGGCCCAAATGTTGGCGCACTTAGGCACCGCCTGGGCAATGCGGCCATCGACCACATCGGCCAGCGCTTTGCGCTCGCGGATGAGCTGAATGGCCCAGGTGTCTTGCGACTCGGGGCCAAAGTCCGGCAGGCCGAGCTGGTCACGGTAGTGGGGCCAGTGTTTGGACAGGAACTGATAGCGCCCGGCGGCGGTGCTGACCAGGCGCGGGTTCACCTGCACTTTGACGTTCGGGTGGGTGCGGTAGTCGGTGAACAAACCCGCCGGATTGACCAGCTTGTTGTACCCGTCATCGCCCCGGCCCTTGGTGCCCTCCGCATAGGCGAGCAGGTCGAGAAAGGCGGCCATTTGTGGGTGGCAGTTACTGCGCGGCATCGTTGCCACCTTTGGTATTGATGAGCCGGGTGGCTTTGTCTCGCAGGATGTCGATCCCGATAAGGCCCACCACACCACCCAGGAACGGGGTCGCCTCTGGCGGGATCCCGAGTAATTGGGTGCCGGTGGCCGCGGCCAACGTGATAAGCCCGCACAGCAGGGATTCGATCAGTCGGCGACGGCCCCGCCCGCCGGTGTAGGTAATGCGCAGGAAGGCGATGGCCAGCGCCAGCAGTGCCCCATAGACGGCGGGCCAGTTGTCCATCAGCCAGGCCAGAATGGCGGCGCCGATGATGGGGTCTTTGTTTGGCATAGGGTTCATGTCCGTTGCTCGGGTTAGCGGGCCAGCTGCTCAATGCGGGTTTGGCAGGGAACGCACAGGCGCACCCCCGGCACATGGTGGCGACGGGCCTCGGGGATCGGGTCGTCGCACTCCTCGCAGTGATGCAGGCTCATGCCCTGGTAGTGCCCCTTGCCCACCTGGCGGGCCAGATTGGTGGTCAGCATGCGGGCGGCGTGTTGGTTGGCGCGGTCGATATCGTCCACAGAGCCTCCTTAACCCAGCAGGTGGCGGGTGTCGTCCTTGGAGAGGTACGGCACGCCATTGAGGTGAACAAAATCGGGGGAAGTCACAAAACCTTTCACCTTGTGCACGCTCTTGCTGCCGCCTTTGGGATCGATGTCGAGCAAGTCAGAGACCAAGAGCTTCACGCCAAAGGCCTCCACCTTCATCTGCTCGCTGCCGGTGTCGGCGTAGAACAGCACATCGTCCGGCTCCATCCCGCGCCAGCTGCCGGCCCGTTTGGCAGCCTCGGCCAGCAGCTTGAGGTTCTTGGTATCGAGCTCGAATTCGAGCTCCGCCGAGACGTCCCCATCCACATAGCCATCCGGGACGCCTCGGGTCTGGGCCACGGCGCTGTTGTCGGTGATGGAGAGGCTGGCCTTTTCAACGTGGACCATGGCCCCCATCAGGGTGGTATCAAAGCTGGTACCGGAAACACGACGGGTCATTGCTTAGCCCTCCCCGTTGTTGAGGCTCAAATCGAGCATGATGTTGACGGTGATCCCCTTGGGGCAGTCCACGGTGCGCACCACCACATAGACAGAGACCAAGTTCTTGGCAATCCACTGGATGCTGATGTCGCCATCTTTGGGGGAGGCGATGTCGCCGGGGAACGGCTGGCCATTGATGGTGGCGGCCTTGGCCATCTCGCGCAGGTCCTTGCCAAAGTAGGTCACCGCGGCGGCGGTGCTGCCCGGGGTGGAGTTGAACGAGCGATCCCCGATGCGGGCGATGGCACGAATACGGATCCGGCGCGCCACCTTGTAGGCGACCCGCAGGTTCTCGATCACCTGGTAGTCGCCGCCCTCGGCATCGAGCTGGCGGCCATCAGCCCAATAGATGCCGTCATAGTCCGGGTACCACATCGGCACCGAGTAGCGGCTCTTCTCCAGGGTCTGCAGGGTGGCCAGCGGCAGCGGGATCCCGTCCTTGTCCACCGGCTTGTTGCCAAGGCCGACTAGGGCGCCGGTCTTCACCCGGCAGGGGCTGTCGGCGATGCTCACCGCCCGGTTGCACAGGCGGCCCGCATAGGCGCCGATGAGGTTGGGCCAAAGCTGTGGCACCAGGCCAACCGAATCGGCCTTGATGCCATCTTGCAAGGCAGCCAAGGCGGCCTCGTACTCGCTCCAGTCTTGGGCGGTAGCGTTTTTGCCGGCGGCCTTGGCGACAATGCCGGGGACGGCCAGCAGCATGAACTGCCAGCGCCCCCACTTGGCGATCAGCTCCTGGTTGAGGGCGTGGGCGGCGTTGATGCTCACCTGATCCCACACCTGACCCAGTACCAGGACGCCTTCAAAGGACTGGGTCTGCTGCGCCTCGCGGGCGGCATCGAGCCAGGGCTTGTCGGTGGGCAGCACGTAAGCGGCGGCGGTCCAGTTCTGGCCGGCGTTATCGCGGGCGGCCAGCAGGTTGGCCTTGAGCTCGCTGTCACCGCTTCCCAGCAACTGGTCGAGGTCTGACTGGGTGTTGAGGGAGAGCAGCTTGCCGGTGTTGCTGGCGGCGCTACCGATGAACAGCAGGTGGCGCTCGACTTCGGTCACGGGCCCCTGCATCTGGTTTAAGTTGTTGATCTGTACATAAGGCCACATGGCGTTAGTTCCCCTTCAGGTCTTGTTTGTTGACGTCCCAGCCGTAGTCGATGCTCTGCAGGGCGCGGGCAAAGGCTTGTTCCCGCTGCCGGGTGTTGGCGCCTAGGAACGGGCGGGCAGGGAGCTTTATCTCCCAGCGCTCTTTCACCGGTTCATCCTTGAGCTTCTTGATGAGCAGGCCGGCCTGGGCGTAGTTGAGGCTGCTGGTGATCCAGCCGAGCGAGGCCGAGCGGTATGAGCGCTTGCGCTTGCCCGGGCGTTTGAACCCCAACTCCCGCAGCTTGCGGGCCTGTGCCTTGGTGGCCGGCTTGTTCTTGCTGCCTTCACTGGGCGCAATGCGGCGCCGGCTGGCCGCGCTCACCTGGTAGGTGTGCCCCTTCTGGTGGGTGTTGGCGATAACCCCAGCGTGGGCACTCATGGGGCCTTTCTTGAAGCCCACTTCCGCCACGTCCTGGCGGGGGGCGTGGATCTCCAACAGCTTGGGCAGGCCGCGCAGCATCTTGCGCTTGCCCCGTTTGCGCGGAGCCCAGGCACTGCCGTTGGGGTCTTGCTGTTGGCGTACGTGACGGGCGGCCAGCTTCTTGAGCTCAGCCGCTGCCCGCCACACCAGGCGCTTGCGCTGCTTGGGCGACAGGGCCAGCAGCTTGAGCTGCTCCTGGGTGCGGCGACTGTCCAGGGTGATGCTGATCATGCTTAGGCCCCGACACTGTGGTGGCCGGTGTTCCCCACATTCAGGTCAATCTGCTCGGCGACCCAAATGTCATAGGGGGCCACGTTCCAGCGCTTGCCGAGCCAGTTGATGGGACCTTGCGGGTGCTCCACCAGGCGCAGCGGCTCGGTAAAGGGGAGCTGGATCTCAAGGTCAGCCGTTTTCTCATCGTTCGGGGTGACGGCGTATTCGGGATCGGGCAGCGCAAACTGCTCGCGGACTGCGTCATGCTCCTGCACCCAGGCGGCGACAGCGGCCAGCACAATGGCGGGATCCAGCTCGCGAAACGGCAGCTGCTCGATGGTGAACACCGCCTGATAGGTGAGCCAGGCCACGTCAACCCCGGTGGGGCCCATGTTTTTGGGCTCCAGCCGGATGGTGCCGTTCTCCATCCAGCTATCCAGGTGGGTGTGGCACTTGGCCGGCAGCACCCGCAGCAGCTCAGCGTGGAGCGCTTGCAGGAAGTAGCCTTGGGCCTGTTGCTCGTGCAGATCGTGACTCATATCAGCGAGACCCCCGTCCTGTGCTTGCCCTTGATGCTGCGCACCCGTTGCTGACTCTCGGCCAGTAGCTGGGCGCGTTGGTCTGGCGATCGCTCCAGCTGGTTGTTGGCGGTGGCCCGCTCGGTGACGCTGGCGAATTCGGGCAGCAGCGCCGCCTTGGCACGGGCAAACACCGCGGCCAGGTACTGCTCGGTCAGTGCATTGCTGCCGCCTTCCAGACTGGGCCCGGGGACCTCGGCAGCGGTGGCATAGCCCTTGGCCTGCAGCGCGGCCTGATGAGTCGCGAGCTGCAGGTTGATTTCAGAGATGGCGGCCAGCAGGGCGGCGCCGGTGGTCTGGGCATCCAGATCGGCAGGCAGGGCACGGCGGCGCTCAAAATCGGCCACGGCCACATCCGGCCAGAACCCGTCATTGCGGATAGTGGCGGCGCTGTAGTCGACGTTCTTGCCTGCAAACATGGCGTGCCTCGCTGGTTGGTTGAAATGGAGCACCCCTGAAGCCACGCAATTGCCGCTGGGTTAGCCAGAGGCTGCCCATGGCATTCGCGCCGGGGTGCGGTGGCGCGGATAGTCGTTATTGCTCTGGGTTAAGCACCCGCAGGCGCATAGCAATCTTTTGGCGCAAGGTGCCGACGCCCACCTTGCCGTGCAGCTGGTCGGCCTGGGCCAGCCAGTGATCGGCTTGCTCCAGGGTGGCGCTGTCGCCCACTGCGCTGGGGCGGGGTTGGCCGTCATGGTCACGCAGCAGCAGACAACCTGCCGCCTTGAACCACTTGGCGGTCAGCCGTTCGTTGAGGCGCCAGTCATTGCGCACCTTGTCGAACACCCGGGAGAACCAGGGCTCGACGGCATGACCTTCGGCCGCTTGCTTCTCGGCCCACTCCAGCACTGTGTCAGCCACAAAGTGGGCCCAGTCACGCTTGATGTTGTTCGGGGTGCGCTGGCCCTGGGCAATGGCGAGCTCTGCCCAGGCAATGCCTGCATCAAAGTCCCCGACGTCAAAGGCCCAGATGATGAGGCGCTGAAACAGCTCGTTCTGGTAGGGCTGGCCCGACTCCGCGACCGCTGCCAGATAGCGCGCCACATAGGGGCGGTACTTGGGCATCAGCTCATCGCGTTTCATGTTCACCCGATCCCCAATGCGCGCCAGCTTGCGCAGCCGCACGATGTCCTGCTCCAGGGCAATCATCTGCAGGTGCAGGCTGTCCGCCACCGCGCCGCTGGCCATGCCCGAGCTGGCGGCTTGCTGCGCCCCTTGCATGGCTTGCACGCGTTGCTTGTGACGTTGACCGGGTGAGCTCATGGCTTAGGCCTCGGGTACTGCCGGCGCGGCGCCGATCTCGATGTCGGCCTCTTCAAAGCCGCCATAGGCCAGGTGCTCGCCCAGGGCATAGCCTTCCATGCGCCAGTACTGGTTATCGAAGCACTTGCGATCCTGGTTATCCTCGGCCTTGCGGTTACGCGTGCCGCGCTGGGTGTAGCAGTGCAGGTTGTCCAGGGTGGTGACCACCATCCGCTTGCCCGGGAAGAAGGGCGGGATGTAGGCCTTGCGCCCGGCGATGGACTCGGCCAGCTTCTGGGCGGCGATCTGCTCGCTCGGCTTGGTGGCTTCGCTGTAGAGCTTGGCTTGGGCCGCCGCCACCAGTTCGGTACCGACCAGCACCACCAAGCGTGGGTCTTGGCGAAACAGCGG